AAATAACGTGCATAATCACCACCAATGAACACAAAACAACCCGTATCAACAGGAGGCAACACACTATGCCCGTGCCAGTTACGCCGGAGCAAGCCCGCGCAGCGCTTGATCGAAAGGGGATGAGCATCGCGGAATTTTGTCGGCTTCATGATTTGAACAAGAATTTGGTCAGCGACCTTCTCAATGGTCGTCGAAAAGGTCGCCGAGGGGAGGCACATCGCGCCGCCGTGTTACTCGGAATCAAAGACGGCGTAATTGAAGAGTAATGGCACGAAGCCACAGGGAAAAACAGAACATGAAAAGTTCAGTTCTAAAGACTCGCCGGGAAGTTGTCAGCGCCATTATCTGTAGTTACCCAGGTGGTCGGGAATGCGCTGCAGCGCGCATAGGTTTGGCGCTGAAAAAATTCGATAACCACGCTTACGAAAACAACAACAGTCGTCCGCTCTCAGATGCCCAGCTCTACCAACTGGAGCAGGAAGCCGGCACTCAACATCTCCCCACCTACATCGCGGGGATGTATGGCGGTTTGTTCGTTCCGGTTGCAGATCCGGAGAACATGGACAATGTCGAGATGTACACCCTTTCGGTAAACGTTGCGGCCAAGCGGGGATGTGTTGACCAAGAAATTGCAAAGGCTTTGGCGGACGGCTGCATCTCCGAGATCGAAGCGGAACACATCCTTAATGCCCACAACCTGCACATGGCAGCACGGCACGCCGAAGTGCTGGCAGCCATCGACCTGTACCGCAACAAATCTGGGGTTGCTCAATGAACGATCTGCCTGCAGTACAGGAATATCAGGACACGCTCAAAGCATCCGCGCTGTTGTTCCTGGAGCGCCACCAATGCGAACACCTGGGCGACGATCAGCAATTGTTCGACCGCGCAGTGCAGTACCTCATCACGGATTTCGACATCCTGACGACCACTGCAGAGAAGGCCGTGCACCTAGCCTGCAGCGATAAGTCAGCGATATGCGATCGGCAACGACTGGACGTTGTCAGTAGTTCGTCGACACACACCGTCATCATTGACCCCGCCACAGGCAAAGCCTGGGCCGTTCCGGTCAGCTTGATCTATGAACGCATTCTCAATGCGCCTGATAACGGTCGTTTCCGCGTAGCCGCACCGTAACACCCACCCACTAAATCGCCTGTCCCACTGCCGTGGGTTTGGGTGAGCTGCGTCCGAAATTGAGGTTTGACGATGGAAAACGCCATGAACATCAACGCAAAACTGACACCAGGTCAGGCCCAGGCGCTCTTGGCCAACCTGCGCGAGCAATACCGTCTCAGCCTCAATGATCTTTGGTACGCGGACGAATATCGAATGATTCCTGATGGCCTACGTCACGGATCGATTCTCGCCAACTGCCCGGTGATGGCTGCTCAAAAACACCTGATCGGTGCCCTCACCCTAAGTCTTGGCCTCAGCCTCAAAGCAGTGAAATAACCATGAGAGAAGATCTGCGTCATGACGTTCTACAGCGCCTTGAATCCGATTACGGGCTGAAACACCGTTCCGGTACCGATTACATGCGCGGTGGCGAATGCCCTCAATGCCACAAGCGCGAGCTCTACTCCCGCCACGACAAGCCTTGGCTGGTGATCTGCGGCCGATCGGAGAAGTGCGGCCACACCATGCACGTCAAAGAGATCTACGACGACCTGTTTGAAGACTGGAGCAAGCGTGCGCCAGCAACTGACAGCGCCCCAACCGCGACAGCCCGGGCTTACCTCGAGTTTGGCCGCGGCTTCGACATCGGGTTGATCGCCGGTTGGTTCACTCAGGAAACGTTCTACTCGGCCCAGCACGACGCCGGCAGCGCAACAGTCCGCTTCGCCCTGGAGAAAGGCGGTTATTGGGAACGGCTGATCGATAAACCGGCCCGCTTCGGCAAGATGAAAGCGCGCTTCGCACCAGGTGATAGCTATCGCGGCGTGTGGTGGTGCCCGCCATGCGTTGACGTGCTCGAGGCGAAGGAAATCTGGATTGTCGAAGGCATTTTCGATGCCATCGCCCTGGTGCACCACAACATCGCCGCCGTGTCGGCAATGTCCTCTAACGCCTTCCCGGCCGAATCCCTACAGGCGCTTTTGGCAGCTCGCCCGGGCAACCTCCCCAAACTGGTCTGGGCGCTGGATAACGAACCTGGCGCGCACGCTTATACGAAGCGCTGGGTCCGCATGGCCCGCGAATTGGGCTTCACGTGTGAAGCTGCGCAGATTCCTCAGCGGGACGGCCGCAAGGTTGACTGGAACGACTTACACCAGCGCTGGCAGTTCCTGGACGAAGGCGAGAAGCGTGACGCCCAGCACGACAAGGACATCACCATCGCTCGTCATCACGGCGCCCTGCTGATCGCTGAGAGCGCCACCGAGAAGGCCTTGGTGATGTTCGATTGGAAGCGCCGCAGCGAATTCCACCTGGAGTTCGGCAACCGCCTGTATTGGTTCAAGCTCGATTTGGAGAAGTACAACAAGGCGATCCAGGAGCTCGAGGACAGCGATCACCACGACGACCAACTGCTCAACAACAAACAGATGCGGGCCAAGGCCATGCAGCAGTGCGGCGCACTGCAACGCATTGCTACCTGCAACCCCAAGGCCCTGTACTACCAAGAGAACAAGCTCACCGACGAGTCCTGGTACTACTTCCGGATCACGTTCGCCCACGATGCGGCGCCCATCAAAAACACCTTCACCAGCTCGCAGATCGCCTCGTCTGCAGAGTTCAAGAAGCGCCTGCTCGGCATTGCCCCGGGCGGGATGTTCACCGGTACCACCCAGCAGCTGGACGCGTTCATTGAGGAACAAACCGACGCGCTCAAGACGGTGCAGACCATCGACTTCACCGGCTACACCCGTGAGCACGGCGCGTACGTGTATGGCGACGTGGCTGTACGCGACGGCAAGGTGTTCAAGTTGAACGAAGAAGACTTCTTCGACATGGACCGACTGAGCATTAAGACCCTTAGCCAATCGGTCACCCTGAACCTGAATACCGACCTGCAGAAGTTCGACACCGAGTGGCTGGACATCATCTGGGAATGCTTCGGCGCGAAAGGCTTGGTCGCCCTCGCCTTCTGGTTCGGCTCGTTGTTCGCCGAACAGATCCGCCAACACCAGAAAAGCTATCCCTTCATGGAAATCATCGGTGAGCCAGGCGCCGGTAAGTCCACGCTGATCGAATTCCTGTGGAAGCTGTGCGGGCGTATCGATTACGAGGGGTTCGACCCAACCAAAGGCACCCCGGTTGCTCGAGCACGTAACTTCGCCCAGGTCGGCAATCTGCCGGTGGTCCTGATCGAATCGGAACGGGAAAAAACCGATGGCAGCCAGACCAAGCAATACGACTGGGATGAACTGAAAACCGCCTACAACGGCCGAAGCGTCCGCTCGACCGGTGTGAAGAACAACGGCAATGACACCCGCGAGCCTCCTTTCCGTGGTGCGGTGGTCATTGGCCAGAACCACGCGGTGAATGCGTCAGAACCCATTCTGCAGCGCCTGGTGCACATCGCCATGACGAAGGACGGGCAGACGCCGGCGACTAAATTGTTGGTGGAAAAACTCGAGCGTATGCCGGTCGACCGCGTCAGCGGGTTCCTGGTCAAGTCCACCATGATGGAAAGCCAGGTGATGGAGACCGTCCGCGAAAAAGGGCCCAAGTACGAACAGCAGCTGCTGGCCCTGCCCGAGATCCGCACCGTCCGGATCGCGAAAAATCATGCCCAGCTACACGCCCTGGTCGACGCCCTGGTGCACGTTGTCCCGCTGAAAAAACATCAGGTAGAGGCGGCTCACACCGAGATTCGAAACATGGCGAAGGATCGGCAACTGGCAATCAATGCTGATCACCCAATCGTCGTCGAGTTCTGGGAGCTGTACGAGTACCTGAACAGCGCTGCCGGCGGGCTCAACCACTCCCGCAATGACGGCCTGATCGCAGTGAACCTCAACGACTTCGCCAAAGAGGCCGCAGAGAAACGCCAAAAAGTCCCGGATCTGACCGAGCTCAAGCGCCACCTGAAAACAAGCAAGTGCCCAAAGTTTGTCGAGACCAACAGGAACGTCTGTTCGGCGTGGGACACCGATGCCGCCGATAAACCGAAAACCGTGCGGTGCTGGATTTTCCAGGCTGCCTGAAACCACCAAGGGAGAAAGCGCAGATGCAAGTTCAAGTGTTCATGGGCAACGCCGGTGACGGCAAGACCAGCAAGCTGCAGGAGATTCAAGATCAGTTAGTCGCGGCAGGGCAAGTGGCCCCGATCATTCAAGCCGGGGCCTATGCCGATGAGGGCTTGCTACAGATTTTGGAAGTTCGAGCGGCAGGTGGCCAGCGCGAGATCCTGGTGGATGACTGCAGCCGCTTACAGATTTTGAAGGTTTTGGAATGGCGGTCATGCACTGAGGATGACCCGAATTTTGATGACCTGGTCATCCATCTGGCTCGCCAGGACTGACCGGAAAAGAAGCGATGTCGAGGAGTTGGCCCTCCCCGACATCAACCACCACCAAGGAGCAACACCATGCAAGCACAGCACCAAAGCAGCAGCGGCGTGAAGGCTACCACACCGGCACGTCACCTGGTGGCTACCGCCATCATTGGAGCCGCGATGATCGGCTACCTGGTACACAAAACCACTGACGCACGCCTACGACTGGAAGGGCTTACCACCATGGCGCAGAACCTTGGTGAATTGAGCGCAAGTGACCTCGCCGTGGTCGCGCAGCTGCTGGCCAAACAACCGGTTAAGCAGATGCCCGATGGACGACCTGCGGCCTGATATAAGGATCAAAGTTATGAACCCCATCGCACAACAAGCACTAAAACGAGCCAGACAGCGCACTGTCGATACGTCGCTGGTAAGTGGGGCGGTACGCCGGCGTTTCTGGACAACAGCTGAAGAAGCACGGTTGGCCCTGCTCTATCCGGCAACGCCCATGGTGGAGCTCGTTGAACTACTGAATCGCCCAAAGTCCGCGATTTATGGGAAAGCCAAAGAGCTTGGTTTGAAGCGCAGCGCAGAGTTTTTGGCCAGCGAGCATTCCGGCCGCCTTCAACGCGACAACAACCCGGGCGTGGCCACCCGCTTCCAAAAAGGGCACGGCAGCTGGAACAAAGGAAAGTCGTTCATCGCCGGTGGCAGATCCATGGAGACACAATTCACTAGAGGTCATCTGCCACATAACCACGTGCCGGTAGGCACGGAAGTTATGGCCACGGATGGTTACCTGAAAGTCAAAGTTGCAGAGCCAAACGCATGGGAGTGGACGCACAGAAGAAGCTGGGAAGCAGCTCACGGACCAATTCCCAAGGGATTCTTGTTGGTGTTCAAGGATGGGGATCACACCAATTGCAACATCGGGAACCTCGAACTGATAACCAGGAGCGAACTGATGCGGCGAAACACTATTCACCGTTACCCGGAAGAACTCAAAACCACCATCCGTCAGTTGGGCAAATTGAAACGAGCGATCGAGGCCGCAGATGAATAACAAAATGACCGACTTACGGAATCACCTGTTTGCGACGTTGGAGGCGCTGCAGGATCCTGACAAACCCATGGACATCGAGCGAGCCAAGGCCGTGGCAGAGGTTGGAAAGGTGTTAGTGGACTCGGCCAAAGTAGAGGTAATGTTCTTGAAAGTTATGGATGGTGACGGCAAAAGCACTGGCTTCATTGAGTCTGAGAAGGCACTGCCGGCACCTTATGAAGGGAGAAGAGCGTGAGTAAGCTGGATCGCTTTATGCGTGAGAAGGATGTGCTCGAGGTTACGTCGCTTTCCAGAACTACTCTTTGGCGCGTTATCAAACAGGGGAAGTTCCCAAGGGCGGTGGCCATCTCCCCAGGACGAGTCGGTTGGCGTGAATCTTCGATCGCAAACTGGCAACAAGACCCGCAGAAATGGACATCATCTGATCCAATCGAAGCCGCGTAAGCGGCTTCACTTATTTCAGCTCGGCGTTGACTACATGCCTATGTAGCCACACAGACCATCGCAGCAAGCCCTCCTGCTTCTCTTTGAAGTAGTCGTGACGGTCGTAATGCTTAGACGAGACATCGCTGAATGCATGGCCCTGAATTCGATCGCGCACTTCCTTGCTCAACCCCGCAACACCCATCAGGGTTTTGCAGGTTCGCCGTATGTCACGCAACGTAAACGGGCCATTGAATTTGTCGGCATGTCGGCCATACAGCTTGGTGACAGCCCGGGATAACGACTGCGTGTGCAGCGCCTGACCTGTCACTTTGCCTTCGAACGGGTAGGTGCTGGTTTCGCAGATCTCGTCCATGACCTTCAAACTGCGGCGCATCAACGTGTTGTATGGCACCGCATGCAGCGACCGCTCCCCCTCCCTTCCCTTCTTGTTCCGAATGACCAGGTGGTCTTTGAAGTAGTGCCGACGCTCACTCGCTAGCAGCTGCTCCGGGCGCTGTCCCCCTGATGCAATCAGAAACTTAAGCAATTCAGATGTAACCAGCGTTAGGTGTTCCGGCAGTATTTGCCAGAGCCTGGCCAACTCGTCGGTGGATAGTGCCCGATCACCAGGACGTTCCCAGTCTGCCTGCACAGGCACGCTGGCCACCGGGTTGCTGTTCAGGCCGAACTTCAACGCTTTCTTCTGGTAGCTGCGGGGGTTGAACTCTTGCTCAAGTCCAACTTGGAACGCGGCGTGCAATTGGGATCGGACCCTATTGCAGTAAGTGGTGACACCGGCATTGATCATCCTGGCAAGGATGTCGCGGATCTCACCAGGGCCGATCAAGGCTGCAGGGCGTGAAGCCAGATTCGGGAACGGGTCAGCCACATAATGCTTCAGTGACCACTTCACATCCGCCGCCGAGGCAGCACCTTCAGCCTCGAGCTTATTCGTGTAGGCATCCAGTAGGTTCTGGAAGGTGCCGGCGGCAATTACCACTTCCTTTTCCACTCGGCACAGATCTCGCGCCCCTACCAGGCTCATCGCTGGCCACGTACCGAGTTTGGTTTTGATCTTCTTACCATCCAGTCGACGCTGGAAATAGAACTCCTTGGTTCCGGTCGGGCGAACCCGCAGCATCAAGACGCCTTCGCCTCTAGCGCTGCGTCCGTCTGAAACCGTGTATTCCCGCTCTTCAGGCTTCATTGCCCTGATCTGTTTATCCGTAAGCATTTGGGGGCCGTATCTGGGGGCCGTTTGGCCGAAATATGGGGGGGTGCGGTGGTACAGCATGAAACTGACCACGTCGCACAAAGCCTTGTTCCTGCTGGCTTGGACGCACATAAGCATACCTTACGCGCCTCCCTGATACTCCACCCACCATAGATTCCCAAGCTGATAACGAGGGTTCGATTCCCTTCACCCGCTCCAATCGAATTTTTGTCTCACGTTGTTTTTCGACGGGGGATGCAGATATTAAAAAACCGGCCTTCAGGGCCGGTTTTTTTATGCCTGGAGTTTGATGAGATTCCAGCTTGTCATTTCCGCGGGTCGCCCCTGTAACGCCCCCAGCCGCTCTGCCTACATTAGCGTTTTCGCATCGGTTTCAGGACCTTCCAGAGAGCACAGGAGCATCGGCTGGAAAGCCTGACGGAAAACCTTCGCAATACATCCATTCGGGTTGTCCAAGGCTTTTTCGTAGACTCGATTCCTATCGCTGCCCCACCGAGCCAGGAAGACTTTGGTGGTTATAGTGTTGATTAAAAAAATTCAGTGGGTATAGTAACCACAAGCTCACCACAGGGAGGTGATGTGAATAGCCGATTTTTGATTAGCCAACTCGTTGCGGACGGCTGGTATCTGGTACGTATCAGAGGCAGCCACCATCACTTCAAGC